AAGATAAGCAAAAAATGATGGATTATTACTTTCCCCAGCACCAGTTACAGTTCCTGTAAATGCGTATGTATCTGTTAAGTCCATACTTTCTGCTATAATTTTACTAAATGCCATAATTAAACTCCTATTAATTTGTATCCACCAAAAAAACTTCCAGTAGTCATTACTGGTGTTCCTGTTCCACTTTGCCTACCATATGCCTCTACATAATCGCTAGAGCCATTTAAAGTAACAATAGTATTTACAGTTATTGAACTAGCATAATGTCCTATACTTCCACTTAAACTGCCATGATATGTGCCTTCAAAACTTGAGCCATTTTTATAAATACTTGTATTATATAAATTAGGTGTACCACTTGAGTGATCGTAGAAAACTCCTAAATAAATAAAATATTTTCCAGCAGTTTGTGGTGTGAATCTGTAATTACTTGAATTGTCATAAGCATTGTCTGTATCAAAATCTTCTGTGTTAAATTGTATTTTTGTATGTGAGCCAGCCGACATACTTTGGTTTCCACTTAATTTTACTCTAAAAGCTGGAGTGTTATTTCCACCAACTCCTGATACAAAGTTTGCTCTAGTCATTTTTCTTAATGCTCCAGCAGATGTATCATGGATTAATACAGTATCGTCAGTAGCAATAGAAGTTTCAGCAGTTTGTCCTGTGATTGAATCAGCAGTTAATTGAGAACTGCCAACACTATTTGCAGATGGATTTACTGTTTGACCTACAATGTTTAAATAATGAACTTCTACAATATCAGATGAAACTAATGTGCCACCTAAAGTTAAAGTTTTGTTTCCTGTGCCACCTACTGAATAAGTTGTGCTATCTTGTTTTACAAAATTAACAAAAACTACAATATCGTTTTCTGATGCAATATCATGGGTTAATGTTACAGTCGTACCCGTTGTAGAGGTAAAACGATCTAATAAACCACTTGAAAATGTTGCTTGAGGAGGTACACCAATATAACTCAATATTTACCTCCTATGTTATCTCTAATATACTTAATGTTGCATCTATCTTAGCCGCAACTGAACAATCTATTTTTAAAACGTCAGTAGCTTGCATTACATACTTACCACCCGATAATAATTCCAAACTCGAACCAGCTGGAATGCTCACGTCCTTTGCTAATAATACTGTTTCGTTTGTTTCTGTGTCTGATGTATCTGAAACTAATTGAACATCAGCAGTTACTCCAGTTGTGTGAATATTACAAAGTGTTAATCCAATAACGATAGTTTGTGTTGAACTTGGACAAGTGTATAAGGTCAGAGGCGTTCCCGCACTAGCTGGCATAGCCCCGTTAGTTTTCAGTTTAAAATTATTTGCCAATGTGTCCCCCTTATCCTAAAGCAATACTTAGAGCCGCCGCCTGTGGGTCTGTTTCTGAAATAGTCCCTGTTACTGATGCTGTACTCGTTATTGCGTTACTTGTTATGTTAATACTAAATAATTCTATGTTATCTGAACCATCATTAATTTTAATTTTTAAAAAACCTGATGTTCCTGTGTCCACCCAAATAGTTCCTGTTGTAACAGAACTTGGTGCAGAACTACCGCTATGAGAAGAATTTAAAGCTGATAAGATGTTATTTAACTCAGTCCTAAAAGCAGAAAAACCCTGATTCGCCAAACTTGTATCACTCACTTGTGCCATAATAAATCTATATCCTTTCTTGTTTAACTTTGCAACCCGAAACCTTTAGCAATATAATCAAAAGTTCTATCAACAGCCGCACCGCTAGAATTTACAAAAGCAATACTGAAACCATTAACAGTTTTTGAACTGATTGTAAATGTATCTCCCGTAGCCATATTTTGAGCCGCTATGCCTAATGCTGGCACTTCAAAAAATGGATTTGTAAATGTTATTGTTTTTGAGCCTGATGATGTTGCTAAATTACTTTCTGCAAAAGTTCTTTCTTCAATATTTAATTTAATAGCAATAGATTTTACATTACTAGAGGTTTGGTCGTCATCATTACTTAATTTTAATCTAAATTTAGCAAACTTAAATTTAAAAGTTGCGGATTGTGTTATATCTCCAAAAGATGTGCAATCTGCAAGTGATGTAGTTGATGTTGCTATTTGTACTCTATGGAAAGCGTGTAATTGTTCTGTTCCATCAAAAGGTGCTTTAGCTGAATCAAAAAATAATGCACCACGACCCGAATCAAACAAATCGTAAGGGTTTTCAGCATCAAGAGTAATACTTGGCACTACATCGCCATCATATATTTGTGATAATGAGATTGAATTAGAAAAATTGTAAAATCCTTTTGCGTCTCTGTTCTTATTGTTAAAATTTGGATTTGAGGTTGTATCTGTTCCACCTAACTCAAAATCTCCCGTTGGGCTGTCAAAATTTCCAACAGTATCATCAAAATTAGTAACTGTATCAAGTGTTATAACAGTGTCCCCAGATGGGTCTATTTTTACAGCTAGTGGTAAAGTTCCGTCCATTTGATCTGCCCCAGTAAATATATTTGGTGTTTCTGTAAAACTAGCTACTGTTTTATATGCTTGTATGCCTGATATATTAGTAGCGATGATCGTTTCCGTTGCAGAACTATTAGAATTTTTATCTACCGCTTTTATAAGATAGCTACCCACTCTTGCTGGAACGATTGCAGAGTCGCATTTTCTACGAGGACATCTAACTAAATTTGTTGAGTTAATCCATTTAGCACCAGTAAGCACATCTTGAAATCTAATGTCATAATAAGAAATATCTAAATCGCTGTTTTTACTAGGTGGAGTCCAAGTTAATTTCATTTGGTGTTGTCCATGCATTTCAACAGCAAAATCTTCTACATTTGAGGGAACATCAACGCCTCCCACAATCTTTCTAGTTGCTGACACAAATGTCGATTTAGCATTGATAGTATTAACCGCCCTTACTCGAATCTGATAGGTCGCCTCATCTATTACATTAAGGTGTTGATAGCTTAGTATTTTACCAGTTGCTATTTCTCTAAACGAATCACTTACAGCGTTTCCGTCAGGGTCTAAAGTTTGTTTGATTTGCACCTCATAATTTTCAACAAATTTGTCTGGCGAAACTCCAACTGTAATTAATAATCTCGTTATTACGATACCATCTGCATATTCAATTAGTTCGTCATCTAAAGTAACACTAGCTGGTGGTTGAACACTAAAAGGATTAGGCAAGGTTGTATCTGGTATAGTTGCGGGTGCAACTTGATTACCGAAAGCGTAGTATGAGTCTTGATGCTCGCTAAGTTGTAAAGTGACTGTATGATCTGTATTGATAGTCATTCCTTGAATACGAAAAGGTTTAGCCGAGAAAGACGGCGTAGCATGGGTAATATTAACGATGTCCCCAATAGCTAAATCTAAGGCAGTTGCGTCACATTTCAAAGACACATCAAGGCTTGATCTTGACCTACGCAGTATAATCTCTGCAAGTTCTTGGGCCTGATGCTGATTTACAATCATAGGAAAATCAAATTTTGACTCAAGTAATATGCCGCCATCTGCCGCTTTCATAACGCTGTGTGTATCTGCACTAGCAAGTCCTGTTTCATTTACTGGTGGAAACTGGGCCGTATCTGATTGATAAGATTTATTTGGATTTGTGAAATTTACAATAACACGATTAAAACGAGAGTTTTTGTTTTTACTAGCCACATTTATGCCACCTATTATATTATCCTCTGTTAATGTGATACTAGCACTACCTGTTGTTTCAACTAATACTTTGTATTTTCCAGCAGTAAAATTTAAATATGATCGAGTGCCTTTTACAAAATCTGAAACAAGATCAATAGATTTTCTTGATGTATCTACGACTGGGTGGCTGTCTAATAAATCTATCTGACTTGCACCACTAAAAGGTGTTATGTTTGCATCTACTACATCGCCAGCCGTTTGCCAGTCTGCAAAGTTACTGTCAAAATAACTATCTGCAATACCCATACCAAATCTTTCATTTCTTAAATAATCTAACATTTGGTAAATGCCATTATCTGAATACTCCCAAGTTGTACTATCGTTTTGTCTGTGTGAACCACTGCCACCCGTTTTTGTGCCGTCAAGATTTGGATTGTAAACTTTTCTACCTTTAACTATTGCAGTAACATTTGGTAAAGAACCAAAAGCATCTGAATTCCATTTGAATTTAAGTGCTATATACGCCAGCCCACGAAGACGATGGTTTGACGTCCATGAGGACAATTCTGATAATAAAGTTGATGCAGATTGCGAATCAGTTCCGTAGTGTGGTTCAACAGTAATTAAACTTTCAGCACTAGAGTCAGCATCAGGTGCTTTGAAATAATTTGCGTCAGAACTAGCAACAGTTCTTTGAGTGTTGTCTGCTAAGTCTCCACTAAAAGTAACCTCATTATCATTTACAAATATTTTAGTTATGTCATCTATCTCGCCCTCTGAAACTATTATAGCCATATACAAGAACTCGTTGTCTGTCCCCGAAGTTTCTACAAAAATTACATTTCCTCCTACTTGTCTTGTTCCGTAAACTATTGGTATATGTGCATTTGCACTGATTTTATTTACTAATACACCTCTTGCATTTAAGTCTGGTTGGTTTCCTCCAAAGTCAGGTATCTCAGGAATAGGATTTATCCAGCTAATTACATCTACAACAAGATCAACAACAAAATCTACAACGTCTGTTACTGTATCAACTATATCCTCTATAATTCCACCAGGGTCACACATCTGAGTACCTCCATAATCCGCCTAATTTTTCAAAGCCATATCTATCTAGTAATTTATCTGCCATCAATCTAGTTGATATTGTTAAATGAATATGTCTTCCTTTTGCCTGATTTTTAATTATATCCATAGTTTGATTAAATAATTTAAATGATCGATATTCTTTTAATATATAAATTACTTGAACTGATAGTAACTGTTCTTTAGACCAAAGATACTCGTTGAATACAAAAATTGTTATTCCAACTATTTTATTTTTATCTAAATCTTTGATTAAAATTATTTTTCCTTTTTGTAAAAACATCATCAAAGTTTGTTTCATCTTTGCTCTGTGTATGTGAGGATAATCTAATGCTGGGGCCTCTTTTTCAAACTCATTTAATATTTCAAATATTTCGTCCATGTTTTTGTTTGATGCCTCGTAAAAATGAAAACTAGACATTAATCTCTACCCCACTTAATATCTCTCACAGTCAAAGCGGCAAACTCCATACCTTTATCTCCACTAAAAAATCTTTGTTGCGAATTGTCTGTTGTAACTCTACCACTTGTTTTTTCAAAGTTTCCCCAATGTGAAGTTAAATTTAAAACTAAATTAGCAGTGCTTGTAGTATCAGATATTCTGTATTCATCGATTGTTCCAAAAAATAATAAAAAAGGGTCAGCAATAAGAGCATTGTTTGCATCTAAAAAACCTCTGTAAATATAAACCTCTTTGTTAATAATGTTTTCTGATAAAGCTATTGATATATATGTTTGATCGACTCCAGAAAGTGTAAGCTGTAAACTGTTTTTTGTTGGTTTGTTTGTTTCATTAATACCAGTAATATTTTTCAAATGTCCGTTTGTAAGATAAGTTCTTGAAGAACCAGATACACTTGATGTTATATCAAAAGGTGCGTTAGTTAAATAGACTGGTGTACCAAATTCTATTTCTACTAATAATACTGGGTCAATGACCCCTGTTGCTAGTTCTGTCTTTATTGAACTGGTTAATCCTCTTGCCATTATAAACTCTCAATAACATCAAACTCAAAATTAAAAAGTAAGTTACCATCTTTATCATTTGCACTTGTTTCAAACTCTTGCATATCACTATTTAAATGAACTGTTGCTGGCACAGATTTATAAGTTACTGAACTGTTATCAGCTAATGCAGTTCTAAGTGGTGGCTCTATAGTAACAGTTGCGGCGTTACTTGAAGATGTAACATCTGCAACCACCATATATAATTTATCATGTGCAAATTTGATTAGGTCTCCCGCTTTTAATCTTCCAGCACCATCGCCAGCAAAAGCATCAATATTTATAGTTGTATCTCCAGCAGAATGAGAACCATTTACTAATAAAGTTCCTGTTTCGTTACCTTGACTATCAAACGTAGTTGGTAAAGTTATAGTAAAATTTTCCTTACGACTTCTTTGTTTGATTATAAAAGCCATTATTGGGGCAAAATCTGATCTGGTCATAGTAGGATATGATAAGGTAAAACTAAATCTTTGGCCTTGAACTTGTCTCCTAAATGTTTTGCCACTATCAGTTTCACTAAATAAAGTTTTTTGATTTGATTTAAAATTAATTGCGTTGAACGCTGTATCAGGTAAAGAACCACTCATATCAATGCCGCCTTACCTTTTTCATTAACAGCACTATTAATCATGTTTACAATAACACCTCTGCTATTAACTAATAACTCATTGAAACCTCTTGCATCAACAGTATTAATATTAAAGTTTACTGTTACTGGTTTTGACATACCAAGTTGATTATTTGGCACTATTGTTCCAGCTTGGTCAGGTACAAACAACTCAGCACCTTTTTCTCCTACTATTGATGGTCGCCCTACTGGTGGTCGTCCACCATCAGCAAAACCTAAAAATCCACCTAAAAAACTAAGTCCTTTCATAAATAAACCACCACCACTAAAATGATGTTTCATTCTCATTCTTTTTTCATGTTCTCTAGTGATTAATTTTTCTATAGCTAATTCAACACCTTTTCTTGCAACTATTTCTATAATTGCACTCAAAACTCTTACTGCTAATTCTTGTGCCATTTTTTTAAATGTTTGTGCAAGGTTTTCTCCTAATATTATAGTTCGGGCTAAAGCATCACTTGCTTTTGATATACCACCATTGATTCCCTCTGCTACTGTATCTGCAATATTTTTAAATTTTTCTTTTGCTTTTTCTAAAGCACCTTGGTTCATATCTTTTAATTTGTTCATAGCTTTTTCTGTTGCAGATGGGACTCTTATAGACATATCATGCTCTATATCTAAAATAATTTGCTGTGATTTTAAAAATTCCTCGTTTAACTCAGCCTCTTTAATTTTTGCATTTTCTATGAGTAAAGCAGTATCATGAATAAGTTTATTTCTTTCAGCTATACTTTTATCTCCTGACAATTCGTGTTCAAAAGGTTCTAATTTTACGTTAATACCTTTTTTTCCAAATTTTTCTCCAAATTCATTTGCTTTATCTATTGCCGCTAATATTAATGCTAAACCAACAAAACCTTTTTTACCTAAAAGCACTGCACCGATTAATCCTGTAGCTTGGATAACTTCAGGTAGTCCAAAAAAAGCATCTTTTACATTTTTTACAAATTGTAACACTTCTTTAAAAAATGGTGTTAATTTTTTACCAACATCAACAACACCTACTAATGCTTTAGCAAGATTTTTACCTATTGATTCGGCAATCTTATCTATTTGTTTTGAGTTTTCTGATAAAAATTTATCAAGGTCTCCAAATTGATTTTTAAGTTCTTCA